TTCAATTTACTATGCGAGTGAAGCAGCTTTAGGTACTATTGTAATCAAGGATGGTGGATCAAGCGGAACAGAACTTCTTACTATTGATGTACCAGTAGGATCAGGATCAGCAGGTGAAGATACGGTTTATCAAGTTGATATTCCAGGTGATGGTCTCTGGTGTAAAACCAGTTCTTACTGTACCGTTACAGGTGGTGTAGATAAAGTTACAGTTTTCTATCAATAAACTAATTTAAAAGGGGGACCCATGCTTAAGAAATGGTGGAAAAAAGTTACGGATTGGTTCTTTAAGGATTTTTATGGCAGAGAAGTGTAAAAATTGTTTCTGCGATTGTCACTGTTCTGTAGACGAACATTCAGATATGAACGGAGTGTGCGTATGTCCACAGTGTATGTGCCAAAGACAAAATGATAAAAACACCATGAGTGTTGTCAAAGAAAAAGTTTTTGGAGGTGTTACAGTTGTTGATGACACAGGGGAATGTGAAACATGTCAATAGATAAAACAAAATGCTGTAAGACACATACTGAAGAAAAAGAAGAATCAGGAGAATGCTGTCAGCTAGAGAAACAGGAAGATGCATTTACCTTAACTTTTGAAAATGAAGTAAAGACTTCTAAAAACAAGGAGAAACATGAATAAATTATTCCTGGTTCTTGCCCTATTATTTGCCTTGAGCGCCTGTACGGCCTCCCTAGGTAAAAAATGTACCTATACACAAGAAGGAACTAAAATTTCTTCATGGGTATGGATATATACAGATGGCAAGCCAATTGATTTAGACAAAAATAACTGCAATTAGTGCGTAAAAAACCATCAAAGAATCCCATTGCTAAGGCACTTAGATTCTTTACTTCCAAAAGATTTACCGATAAAAGCAAATTTACACGTAAGATAAAATATAAACGGAGGAACTATGGAAACAGTTAAAAAAGTTTGGACATGGGCAAAAGCTCATCCACAGACATCTATCATTGCAGTAGTAGTGGTCGTTGTTATTTATTTTCTAGTAAGCTAGGGGCCGTATGAGGGGTGGCATATTTAAATGCAACTATCCAAACATTTTAAATTATCTGAATTTACTAAATCACAAATAGCCGCCCGTAATGGGTTAAAAAATCTTCCAGGATCGGGTGAAGTTAAGAATCTTGAAAATGTTTGCTATGAGATTTTGGAACCCGTTCGAGCAAAATTTGACCGACCTATTTTGATCAGTTCGGGATTCCGTTCTTTAGAAGTTAATCGTATTTTGGGTAGCTCCGATAGCTCACAACACTGTAAGGGACAGGCAGTTGATTTTGAAATTGCAGGAGTTCCTAATATTAAGGTGGCTTACTGGCTACAAGCGAATTGCGATTTTGACCAATTGATCCTTGAATATTATCGTCCAGACGAAGATCAAAGCGGATGGGTGCATGTTTCTTATAATGAAAAAGGAGCTAATCGAAAAAAGGTTCTCACCTTTGATGGGAAGACCTATGAGGATGGGCTTCCCGATATGAAATATATAAAAGGAGAAGCAATTGATTAATGCCTATTAGTAGAGCTCAGGAACCTAGACAAATTTCCCCAGGACTTAGAGGAGGGCGTCGCTCGCGTGCAATGCGCAAGCCTTTAAAGCGTCGACCTAGACACTACCCAAAAAAGAAAGTATAGTAAGTATGTCTTGATGACATTAAGTCACGAGAAAAGGGGCCCCTAAAACAGGAGACTTATGGCGCATAATGGAAAAGGAAATGGTCGAGGTAAAAAATGGAACAATCCAGGTTATCCTTATACTATTCCTGTTGACCCTATTACAGGGAAAAAAGGAGTTTCCGATATTGGAGTAGGAGCTGGTATTGGAGCTGCAGCTCTTGGAATTCCTTATGTTCTCTGGTTAAAGAAAAAGAAAAAAGAAGCAAACGAAAAAGCTACCAGAGAAGGTAAAAAGTTGCCTTATCCGTATACGGGGAAAAAGTCTGAAAAGAAACAGGGAGGAGGAGTTATGGAAAAAAATCCAACACTTGTGGGAAAGAAAGACGGTGGCATTGTGAATACAACAAAATTTAGGTATATAGGGTTAAAGAATGGCAAAGCCAATTAAGGAAATTATTCCTGAGATTGTAAGAAAACTTCTTATTCAAAGGAAAGATTACCTTAGGCAACAACGGATAAATAGGCATAAGAAGAATCGTAATCCTAATCAACCGAGATTGCCAGGAATGAAAGAAGGAGGACAAATGGCTATTACAAAGCACACGACTATGAAAGAATTTAGTAAAGGAAAACGACTTAAACCCGGCATTAGATTAAAAGGAGGAAAAAGTTTTATTAAGGAATACAAACGCAGACTTCAGCGTAAAGCTGGAGGGGGCGTTGTTAAAGCAGCCGGTGGAACTAAAAGAGTACCGGGTTCTGGCGCAGCAACTAAAGGTACTAATTTTGAAGGTATATTTTAAGGAGAAATATTATGGATATGTCAAAAGTAAATATGCACAAACGCCTGGCGATGACCGGCAGCGCTCCTGATGTTCCAGCTAAAGCTGGACATTTTCGTGGCGGAGGAATTGCTAAAAGAGGTAAAGGTAAAGCTCTGCAAGAAGGTGGTGTTTTCAGCGATACGGTTGGAAGAGCACTAGGACGAAGAACACCAGATGCCGAAGGACGAGCACTACCAAGACCAAGAAAATCTAGAGGTAAAAAACAAGGTTACAAAGCTAGAGAGGATGAATCTCTTGGTATGAGAACCGGAAAAGAATCTGGCAAGAAACAATCTATGGCAGATCGTAGGGCTGAATCCTACGGTAAGTGGGGCTCTAGACCTGATCAAAGAATCAATCGTGCAAAAGGGGGTCCTGTTAGAGGTCAAAAAAGACAAGGACGAAGCGCTAGAGAAGATGAATCATTAGGAATGAGAACCGGAAAAGAATCTGGCAAGAAACAATCTATGAAAGATCGTAGAGACGAGTCTTATGGCAAGTGGAGAAAACCACCTCAGCTGAGAAAAGGTAAAAAAGAGAGAAGAGCAGACTATAGAAAAGAAGTTCAAAAAAAAGGTGGAAATGTTATTTTCGCTGATGAGTGGGATAAGATTGATCCAGGTTTACTAACAGGTCTAGGCTTAAAAAAAGGTGGTGCTGCGCGTCGTAACACTAGACGAGAGAACATCTTAGAAGAAGAAGGTCGTGTTAGTGCGGAAAAAGCGTACACTAAAGGTGGCAAAAGAAGACTTGGAGCTGAAAAAAGAAGACTTGTACGTGAACTAAAAAAATAGGATGTACGTAAATGGCGAGCAGTGGAACAACAACATTCGATCTACAAATAGATGAGGTCGTTGAGGAAGCTTATGAAAGATGTGGTATTCAAACCAATTCAGGATACGATCTTAAGAAAGCAAGACGATCATTAAACGTACTGTTCTCCGACTGGGGGAACCGTGGCGTTCACCTATTCAAAATTCAATTAAATGCCACTGCGTTGGCAGCGGGTACAAGTCAATACCAAACGGCAAGCGGATGTAGTGACGTTCTTGAAGCGTTTATTTCCAATAACGCTACGATTGTGGATCCAGCATCTACAACAACAGATATATCGATTACTAAAATAGATCGGTCAACGTATGCAGCAATACCTAATAAAGGCGCAACAGGCACTCCTTCGCAGTATTATGTCCAAAGGGTTAGTAAAGCAGATACAACATTACCTTTAATTACTCTTTTCCTAACTCCTGATGCATCAACATATACGCATTTAAAATATTATTCCATTCAAAGAATAGACGATGCCGGGGCTTATACCAATACGGCTGATATTCCATTCAGATGGCTTCCGTGCATGATTTCAGGACTTGCTTTTTATGTCTCTCAGAAATATACGCCCGAAAGAACACAACAGTTAAAACTTTATTACGAAGACGAACTTAAACGTGCATTGGATGAAGATGGTTCAAGATCAAGTACCTTTATTACTCCAGCACAATATTACCCTACGGTGACATAATGGCCTCTCCATTTTCAAAAGGTAAATATGCCCTATCCATTTCTGATCGTGACGGTCAAGCATATCCGTACTTAGAAATGGTTAAGGAATGGACGGGAGCTTTGGTTCATATTTCAGAATACGAACCTAAATCTCCTTTAATAGATCCTAAGGTTTATGGGGGAGATCCTCAAGCACTTAGAAATGCAAGGCCAGCAAGGGTGGCTCCGGCTGTTACACAGCTTATGCCGTATAATCCTTTTGTTACTTATGGAGCAGGTTCTTCCTATATAAACGTCCATGTACCTAGTCATGATTTAACAGATTCTAGTACTTACCGATTTAGAGGTATGCCTACAACATCAGGATATGTTGATCCTCAAACTTTTGATGGAATTACGGGCGCTAAAATTGCTTTAGCAGCTGGCTATACTATTCGAACAGGTAAATGGGTTAGTGGAGCTAGAGATACAGATTTTACTACTGATTGGTTTTATTTTGTTGTGGATACTGATACAGCTACAATCGGAGGAATTGAAGGAGGAGGTTATCCAGTGTCCGTTGGACCGATAACCATAACACCATAATGGCAGGTCTTACTTATGCACAAATGGTGACTAAAATACGAGACTATACTGAAGTAGATAGTACGGTTTTTACATCTACTATTGTTGATGGTTTTATTTTAGACGCCGAAGAAAGAATTTTACGCGATGTAAATACGGATGCGGATCGTAGATATGCAACATCATCAATGATTGCATCTCAAAAATATTTAAATTTTCCGACAGGAGCCTTGATTATTAGGGCTATTCAAATTACTTCAGGGGGAGATTTAATATATTTACAAAAAAGGGATACCACCTTTATTGATGAATATAACCCAGATTTAACCACCGGAGTACCTAAATATTATGCCAACTATGATGATGATACTTTAATGTTTGCCCCAGTTCCTGGATCCACTTATTCTATCCTGGCAAGTTATGTGGCAAAACCAGACGGATTGAGTAGTTCAAATACTACAACTTATGTTAGCCAGCGATTTCCCAACGGACTGCTTTATGCTTGTCTGGTGGAGGCCTTTGGATATTTAAAAGGACCGGCGGACATGTTGCAATACTATGATCAAAGGTATACAACCGCAGTAACCAAGTATGCAGTTGAGCAAATTGGTCGAAGACGAAGAGACGATTATTTTGATGGAGCAATCAGAATTAAAATTGATTCGCCTTCAGCTTAAAAAGGAGAAAAATTATGGCAATAACAACAAGTGCAATAACGAGTTCATTTAAAAACGAATTGCTAGGAACTAATGCGGGGAATTTTGCAGTTACAAGTGGGGATATCTTTAAACTCGCTTTATATACAGATTCATCCGTGATTGGACCATCGTTAGGTTCATATACAACAGTAGGACAAGTTACAGATGCTACTGGAGACTATTCTGCAGGAGGAAAAGACTTAGCAAGATCAGGACAAACACATAAATTATCAGGAACTACAGCAATTGTAGACTTTGCGAATTTATCTTATTTAACAGCGACCATCACAGCGATGGGTGCATTGATCTATAATACTTCACAGGAAAATAGATCCGTAGCCGTGCTAGATTTCGTTTCAAACAAAGTTTCAACATCAGGAACATTTACAATACAATTTCCAGCGTTTAACGCGACAGAAGCAATAATAAGATTAGCATAAACTACAAGGAGGTCAGTTTCATGAATTTACAGGTTTATTTAACTGGCCTCTTCGGAGGCTTCCATGGCGAATAAATGGGGCGAATCCGGCACTAAATGGGGGTATGGTCTTTGGGGAAAACAAAGCGATACGCTCATAGCGGTTACTGGAATTGAAATAACTTCATCCCTTGGAACTGTTTCAGCTTATAATGAAACAGGCTGGGGTCGATTAACCTGGGGTAATGCGGATTGGGGAGAAGGTGGCGCAGAAACTGTTACTGTAACAGGTCAACAAATCACT